GCAGCACTTCGATGTGTAAGCCCCTTAACCTACTCTATGAGGAGTCACACGCATGCCTGTTCCAACTAGCCCACAAGGCTATCTTGGAGAGCTCATCGCACTACGGTACGATGTGGCCGTCGATTTGTATCGGCAGCGCGCGCGTGCATTAGAGGTGGAAGCAATGTCCGAAAAAGGACATATTCTCGAGTACTGGGTCTACAAGGTGTTCGATACTCGCCTTATGGCAAGTCTAGCTTTAACTCTAGATCCATTTTGGCAATTCGACCCTGACTTAAGAAAGAATCTTCAAAAGAAGGTTCCTTTCCAAGCCATGCAGATTCCCGTACCCGTGAATAGAACTCGCCGTGCACTTGTGAAAATGAAGCAGGAGTTGTATTGTCACCGTTATGGGACAAGTACAACCGATGGGACATATCGCAAGTGGATTGGTGCTGACCCATGGTATGTGTCAGCTCCTCTACCGCACGTTAACAATGGAACTACCAACTATGATGCCTGGATAGGCACACAGTATAGTTTCCAGAGTTTCGTTAAGGATACGACTTGGAAAAGTCGTAACCCTAAAGCGGATCGGATCCCTAAATCTAAGAAGTTGCAGAGATCTCTTGGCTTAGAAGGCCAAGGTGAATTCGAGTTGTACAAACCCGAATTCACATCTCCCAATTCTTCGATTACTTGGGCCGGAAGTACTACTACCTATAACGACCTGCAAGATCCACTTACGTGGAGTTACACGCCGTCAAAAGATAGTAGTAGCTTCAGAGGCGGTTCTGCTTCCGTGGATGCTGGACTTGTCACTGCTTTGTCTGGATCCGAAAGGGCACTTGCGCTACAGACTATGGCTAAGTATTCCCATAGTCTTGTTGGACAGTGTTTGCCCAACAGGCGTAAGTATAACCTTTTCTACCAGATTGGAGAGCTCAAGGATCTTCCCCAAACTCTTCGTGGCACACTTGCCATTTGGCGTGACATTGAGCACATTATTGGGTACACTGGATTCGCGAAAGCGATGAAGTCTCCCCAATTTTGGACTCATGATGTTTACTCCCAACTTTATGCAAAACTACATTCAGTTGGCGTAATCATCAGGCCTGATAAGCTTTCCGATGCCTACTTAACGTTTAAGTTTGGCTGGGAAAGCATGGTTCAGGCGGTTCAGCAGCTGGCAAAGTCACCAGGAGCGATTAGTAAGGACGTTAACACCCTTATTAATGCTAATGGTAGCTTTGTCACACTTTCTTCTGGCATGACTTTACCAGAAGAACAGTGGACCTCTCCTCCCACAATAACAACCTATGTTCCAACTGGTTGTCTGTCTGATCCGAATAGTCCTCCGTCACAGACGGGGACTAGATTGGTCAGGCTCCGCTGCGTAGTTAACAGCGGAGTTAGACTTCCACCATTGGACATACCCAAGCTCCGACAACGACTGATGTTGGAGAAGTTGGGCCTCACACCCCGGCCTTCGGATATCTGGAATTTGATACCGTGGACCTGGCTGGTTGATTGGTTTCAAGGCGTGTCTAGTTATCTTCGACTTGTCGAAGAGATCCAGCTCGACGAGACGCTAATCAACTGGGGACTTATTACGTACATCTCTGTACTTAATACGTCCGCAACGAGGAATTGTTATAATACGACAGTCGAGGCGAAGCATTGGTCTTCCGGAGTACACGCCGTTGCGAATAAGAAATTCACAACGACCACCTCCGGAACCTTTCGAGCCACGTATCATTTACGTGTCGATGTTTCGTCGCTAGCTAAGGTTAAGACGACTTCTGGTAAGGGTCTTTCGACCACCCAGAAGACTATCCTAGGTGCACTTCTAGCGAAGTTCACCCAGTAACGTAAGGCAATCCTGCCTTACGTCAATAACATCAGCACGAAAGACCCGTACTATGCTTGTCGATCCCATCACTGTCGCCGCATCTGCTCCGACTCCTGCACTTACGTTCTCCGTCATTTCTTATGATGGGAACGGGACAACCCGAAAGGACGTACCTAACAACTACGTCCTTAAGATGAGTCATACGCAGAATTCGAAGACTGGCGAACGACATTATATGCAGATCCAGCAGACCAAGACGGCTGTCGACCCTATCACGGGCGGCAACTCCTTGGTTGTTGCTTCGGTCTCCATATCTGCGTCTTATCCGACTTTCGGATGGACACAGGCGGACAAGGATGCCCTTGTTAAGGCCATCACTGACACGCTTGTCGATAGCGACGTGACCATTACGAAGTTCCTGTCCTTCCAAAGCTGAGATGCTTTGGTCGGCGGAACTATAACGCGGAGATGTTTAGGCATGTCTCCGTAAGGAGAATGTCGTGCCCAAACGTTTTGTGCATATAGCATCGTTGCTAATATGCGCGTTCGCGTTATGCAGTTGTTCGTCCGTAAGTACCATCGGTGTAACTTGCACCTTTGGTAAAGGGGACTTCAACTGTGGGATTAACAAGACAAGTACGCAGGATCTTCCAGCTCAAGGAGCGAAAGATGAAAAGCCTGTTGGGCCTTTCAAGGAGTCTCTTCAGAGATCTGAAAAGATTCCATCCTGATGCTAGTCGTCTCGATCGGGACTTACGTTCCATCGAAGCACGAATCGAAAGTGAGGGCGTTGGATTTTTATCCGTCGCCCTTCCTGCTTTCGGTAAGGCTTTTGATCAGAGCCTTGCTTCCGGCAAGATGGCCTTCATACCGGGTTTTTCTCGGTATGGGCAAATCCCGAAATTTCTCTCGGGTATTGTCTGCCATATTTTCGATTCTAAAACAGGTGTTCTTAAAAGTAATGCCCCTCTTGACGCCATACTTAGCGTTAGACAGGTTTGTTACTTTTTTAAGAAGTATCTACCAGCGGATGATCGCGCATCTAAACTTGCGCGAATCGCTGTTAGAGGCTTCGAGAACACCGATAGCGAGATTCGAGATGTTGATATATCTCGACTCTCGCGATTCGGACATGTTTGCTCATTTGTCATGCCAGACCTTGATGAGGTCCAGGATTTCAAATGCAAACACGGCCCTGGTGCTGTCTTGGAGGGATATACGACAAACCAGAAGTGGCTTGAAGTATATCACGGTCTACTTGAGTTTGACCGAAGACTCTGTTTAGTTGGGTATGATCTACCGGCAGCGTTGCTGATAGACCATCACAACTATTCGGATGATCTCCAAGATGACGTTTCGAGCGCTTGTGCTAGACTTATAACCGTTCCTAAGAGTTCAATTGCTCTTCGGACGATTACTGTCGAGCCCTGCTTGAACCAGTTTGTTCAGCAAGGACTAAACGAGACTCTTCGCATTCACATCGCGAAGGATCCCATTTTACGACTTAGTCTAACACTTGACTCTCAGCTTCCCAATCAAGTATTGGCAGTTGAGGGCTCCCTCACTGGCGACTGGTGTACGATTGACTTGTCGTCCGCTAGCGATCGACTTTCTCTACAAGTTGTAAAGGAAGCCTTTGCTAAAAGACCGCGCTTTCTACAAGCGCTTCTAGCAAGCCGTACACCAAACGTAGATCTCGGTAATCATTCCGAGATTACGCTTAAAAAGTTCGCCGGAATGGGTAACGCGACAACCTTCCCGGTGCAATCGTTAGTGTTTGCCTGTCTGGCAATTACAGCGATTACACAGTCAGAAAAGCATCTGACAAGTGAGAAGATTCGTTGCGCCGCTCGAAGTGTTCGTGTGTACGGTGATGATATCATCATCCGCACCGAACATTATCAGGCTGTTGCTGACTGGATCAATTCCTTTGGTCTTATGATCAACCAAGGGAAGACTTTCAAAGAAGGTTTCTTCAGAGAAAGTTGTGGTGTTGATTCTTACAAAGGTTACGATGTAACCCCTGTATATCTTCACCGCGATCCGGATGTAGCCTCAACCGACCCGAGTGCCTTTGAGTCCCTAGTTTCCTCATCCAATCAACTATGGATGAAGTGTTACTATGAGACTTCGAACTACATACGTGTAATTTGCGATAAGCTCCGTGAGCTTCCGCTCGTTCCATGTAAGAGTTCGGGCCTTGGTTGGCATACCCGCTTAGATGTCAGCACGTACCAACGATGGTCACGTGGGCTACATAGGTTTGAAGTTAGAACCTATGTAGTCGTCGGCTTGCGCCGAGCTGACGCGCTAGACGGATATCCAGCACTTTTGAAGTACTTTCATCACCCCATCATAGGGCGTGATGATCCTACTCACTTAAGTGCCTCGGTGCGTCGTTTCAATACGAAACTGCGCAGGAGGTGGGTGCAGGCTTAGAAAGGCCTGTAAAATCTTGATCAGAAATTTCTGACCAAGTCAGGGGAACGTTGGTTTGCAACTGTGAATTGATTCTCGGTTGCTTTCCGATAATCAAGCAAGACTCGG